GACTCCCGTCAGCTCCACCAAATAGTGCAAATCCGAACTCATTCTTTTTCGTGAAGCACTGTGTCGGATTTGTTTTCATAGTAGAGGACGTAGGTTAAACTGCGTCCTCTTTTTTAGGTGTCTCGTAAGTAAGAGCCTGTTTGGAATCTCCAATGCCAGCAGTGGTCGGGTCAGTCACGATACCGAGAATCGTGAGGACTGCGAACAGAGCATTGACAACAGCCAACAGCTTGTCCCCCAGCTCACCCAAATCGAGGGTGTAACCGAAGACAGCGGCAATCACCTGTACCAGCAGAAGCACCGCCGGAATCAGAGCAATCCAAAAGCTCTTGTTTTTTACACGCACTTTCCAGTTAATCATGTTGATTTCCTCCTTAAATTTGATATTTGAAGTAGTTAAAGTAGCTGTTCTTGGCTTTTTTCGTATAACTTCCTCTATATACACGCATATATAGCAAAAGTTTACGCAAAAACCGATTTTCAACTACTTTTACTACTTGGGTTAAAACAGCTTATTGACCTCGGACTGTACTTCGCTCGGGTCATAACCAGCCTGTTTCAGACGATTTACACGGTCTGCACCGTTGCCCCACGAAGACCATCGAGCGTCAGAGCAAGTACCGTTGTAGATTTCCTTGGCGATTTCAGTCACAGATTTCTTCGCAGTACCAGCCGCAGTGCCGGACTTGGTAGTGATAAAAGCGTCATAGCCAGCGGCTTTCAGCTTCACCATCATGTTCTCGGCATTGGACTTCTGACTGTAAGCACCGACCTGTACCTTGTACAGATTACCCATCTGTACGATGTGGGTATCGAAGCCAGCGGCTTTCAGTTTTGCCGCCCATGCGTCAGCGTTGGAACGCTTCGAGAACGCCCCTGTCTGCACCCTGTACAGCGTTTTACCGTCAGAGGGTACATCTACCTTACCAGTGTCGGTAGAGCCGCCTGTGAGACGCTTAGTGACCTCTGCGGCAAGGTTGCCGAGACGGTTGTACAGCCAGTCTCCCGGGCAAGACTTATTAGCGAACCATCTATGTACCGTCAGTACCATTTCATCGGACTTCGGCGCATAGGCAAGGGTCTTATTCTTATCGCCCAGCCACAAGAGCTTGCTCTTGCCGTTACGCTGACAAATATCAACGCACAGGTTTACGAGGGACGCATACACAGCGTTATTGAACGCATACGGAGCTGTCTTGTCAGACGCACACTCGATAGTGACTGCTCGCTGGTCGTTCTCACGACTGGAAGAACACCACGAACGATTTTTCTCCTCAACGCTCATGGAGATACGACCGTCAGTACCGATACCGTAGTTGCAACTCGCCTGTCGAGAGGTGCTGATAAAACAGCCACAGATACTCTCTGCGGAGAGCTGACCTACTACACAATGCGGCGTGATACGGTCAATGGAATGGGTTCTCTGCCCGGAATGGTTCGGGGAGAGCTTGGTGTAGACCACCAAAGGACTGTTGCTCATTTTTGTTTCCTCCTTCTTGTCATAATCGGTTAAATGCCATGTCTCAATAACACGCATGAGGTTGTCCACATACTTGTGAGACGTAGCATAGCCATCGGCTTTGATATTCTCAAGGTATTTCCGAGGGTCGGTAACGCCTTTGAGATTTTTATAGTTCGGAATGTTGATGAAATCGAAGTAGCCGATAACTCCGTTTTCCATATCCTTGAACTTACACCACTGCATAGCAGAACTGGTGTAACTGCCGTCTGCGTTCTGCTCACTTCCTACCATGTGATAGATACCAATACAGGTCTTGCAACGACCTTTCCGGTATTTCAGACCAAAATAGTTATGAGCGTTTACAGCCAGCTCGGAAGTGCCGTAGCCACTTTCCAACACCGCTTGAGCGATGATAGGTGACACGACCTCGATTCCGTACACCGGGGCGTACTTCTTGATATACGCCGCAACGGTTTTGACAAAATCTGAATGGTTCATCGAGTATCACCCCTTTCATACCCACCATCGTTTTCTTGGCTTACCGTGGTAGATTTCTTCTTCCTCGTATCGGTCAAGTCGGTGGTGTGCGGATTTCGTAGACTGCTCAACCATCACGACACGCTCGGACAGGTCGTTGACCTTTACCTTAACGTCTGTGATTTCCTTGCGGATTTCTTTCGTATCATCACTGATAGAATCCAGCTTTTGAGACAGAATAGCGTCAACCTGTGCTTTCTTACTCACCTCGTCATTATTGGCTCGACTATTGCTCTTGAAAGCAAAGTACACGGCGGCAACAACGGAGACGAAGGTAAGAATCTGATTGAACTCAATGCTCACATTTCTTGTCCTCCTCTTTTAGAATGTGAGGGAGAGCCGGGAGTGACCCTCCCTCATGCCGCCTTATTCCGTGATAAGGTCTTCCAGCTCAAGGTCAATGAGCATTTCCTTAACCTGTTCCTTGAGAACAGCCGGAACGCTTGCGTAAGTACGCTTACCCTTGACAATGAGTGCTACATAGATAACAGCCATGTTTTTCACCTCCTTCCTGTTGAGCCATAGCAAAATGCGCCACAGCATGATTATTCCTCCAACAGCTTCTTGACTTCCTCTCGGAGCTGTTCGGGTACATCGTTAATGGTCTTGAGACCTTTGCGAATCAGTGCAACGTAAATCTTAGCCATAGTTAGTTACCTCCTAAAACCATTTCGTATACTTCCGCAAGTGCCACCTGTACATCGGTGATACTATTAGAGGTTGCGTTGAGAGCGGCTACCAGCTTCTCCTCCTTGGTCTTCTCACGGAACGCAAGATAGAAAGTGCCGTCAGCCCATTCCATCTGCTGAATGAAGACCATATCAGTGTAGGTAGTCTCGGTCTCTCCATCGGAGACCTTCATGGTAGAGAGATTATCCTTGAAGATAGTCTCGTCCACCTTTTCTTTGCTGACATAGTTCGTGCCGTTCATATCCAGCCCGGTCAGCTTTGTGCCATTGGCAAGGGTGATAGTGTACATTTCGTTACCTCCTTTAATTGATTGAATATGGTGTCCATGTTACTTCGTTGTTTCTTACTCATTATTTTGTAATGATTCTTAAACCAACTCTTATAGAAGTCCGTAAACTCCTTTTCTGTTAGCTTCGGAGCGAGTTTCTTCATTTTCCGTCTCATTGCAGTAAGCCGTTTTGGATTGATTTTCTGAATCACCCTCCCGGTGTCCGTTAGAGAGTATTGAACTTGAAGAAATCGCCAATGCTCGGAGAGCTTACAGATTCTCGTCTTCCGGGTATTGACCGTGATTCCGAGTTCGTTCGCTATCTCGATAATGTCCTCAAGAAGCTCCTGTAAGAACTCTTTGCTCTCGTGGATAGCATAACTATCGTCCATGTAGCCAGCGTAGAATTTCACACCACGAACGATTTTGACATAGTTATCAATTCGTATTCGGTAAGAGATTCCAGCGGTCTGTGCCACTTGGTCTCCGATATTGAGGTGCTTTCCCATGAACTTTTCGCCTGTGAACAGCTTCGGGTTCATATACTGATAGAGGAGAGAATCAAACAACTTGTCGAGACAGTGTTCATATTCTTCATCACTCATGTACGATACATCAACCCTTGAGCGTTCTACGGTCTTCCGCAGAAGCCATAGGGCGTGTTCATCATCGACATACTGCTCAAACAACTTCAACAACACATCATGTCTGATATTGTCGTAGTATTTCGAGAAGTCTATCAGAAGAATGTACCCTTCGTTGCTACCATGCTGTGCATAATATTTCCGAAGGTGGGTGAGCAACCTCTTACGAGTGAAAGCGATACCTTTTCCGACAACGCTTGCTCCATTGTCATAAATGAGGTGTGGTTCAATCAGAGGATTCAAAACCTCGTCACAGAGAGCGTGTTTCACGATTCTGTCTTGAACCTGTTCGCCTGTAATACGCCGGAGCTTTCCTCGTTCATGCAAGGTGAAGTTTGTAGTTGGTAAGAACTCATACTCCATGTACTCAAGGTCTCGTTGCATTTTCGATAACTCCAACAGATAGGTCATGTTAAACCTCTGTACCTGTGGTTTCCAATCACTACCTTTCATTGCTTTAGCTTTACTTTCGTAAAGAACATTTCCATCAAATATCTTGCGCTGATAACCTCGGCTATCGTAATAGGAGGTGTCGCATTTAGTATTTACCATACGGAAGGATAATCTCTCCTTTCTCTGTCTGTGAAACGCTCGATAGGCTACTCAATCACAGAATCGAAATCCGGGCGAACGCCATTAGAATTGGAAGCGTTGTTGTAGTTCGCATTACCGTTGTTGTTGACATTGGCGAAATTGGAAGCGGAATCAGAGATTACCCTCTTGGAGAGCCGACTTGAACTTGTTGTCAGACTTTCTCCAACCTTTAAGAAGGTTTATTTCGGTCTGTATCATTTCAGCGAAACGAAGGTACTTGTTCACATCGACAGGAAGGGTCTCGATAGCATACTGCAATTCCTGTGTGAGCCTATAACACTGTCCGACTGCTCGGTCTTGGTGAACTCTACGCTCAATCCGTTCTTCCCGGTAGGTTGGGTAAATACTGTTTGCAACATATACCTCCTCGGTGATATTACGCAGACAATCAACAATCACTTTTCGCTCGTCTGCGATGAACCATTCTGCAAACGCAGTGTTCTTTTCCATGAGCTTTTCATATCGGACTTTTTCATCGGGTGATAACTCCTCATACGGTCTGCCGCCGAAGGTTGTTTCAACTTTCTTCACGGCTTTGTCGAGGTCGTACCCGAAATCACGGAGCAGTAAATCCGTGACCTCCTTACGCATTTTGTTGAGGTGGTGAAATACCTCAAACTGTGACGGTTTTCGTTTCGATTTCAATACAGACACTTGTTAATAAACCTCCTTGTGCGCCCCACAAGGGGGCGCAGATTTAAGATATACAGAAAGCCGGGCGAACGCCAATAGAATCGGAAGCGTTGCCGCAGCCCGCATCACCGTAGCCGCCGACACGGGCGAAAAAGGAAGCGGTAATAACGTCTCTCAACCACCATGTCGCACGATTGCAAATACGGCTCGGCTCGTGCTGGAACAGCGGCAACTGGGATTTCTCGACACGGTAGTTAGACGGGACATTGCTACCGTCAGAAACAGGGGAGAAAATACCACTGCCGTAGACCATCTGCTCGCACATAAGGTCAACTTCGGAATCGCACCATGCGCCGCCGGAAGCACGACCATTCGCAACAGCGTTCGTCAGATAGATTCTGTGTTTCAGAACATGACCGCTGAACGCACTCTTGATAGTGGTCTTAGCCTGTTCGAGATTGCTCTTGTACATATCCGAGCCGACATAGCCGCCAGCCGTAGTATTTGCCGCACCGCTTTCCAAACCGCCGGAGCTGGTGTTGTGCATTTGTGCGTTGTACAGGCAAGTGTCCGGCACGATAACTACATGGTGGGTAGTATAGTTCGTATCACCACTGTTGAGGTAGTAATCGAACGCCGCAATACGGTAGTTGACACCGCCGATAGTCCAGTAGTCACCGATGTATAAATCATCGAATGTACCAGCCTTGATAGCGGCATACTGGGCGGTAGTCACGGTGCTACCCAGCGACTTACCACGGTAAATTGCATTGTGCGCCCCGGCGTTGTTAAAGAGCAGAGGAGCGATTTTCGCTTCCGTACCCTCAACCGCCTTGGCTCTGAAATTGGCAAAGGTGATTTTCTTCAAGCCTGTGCCATCGTGAATCGGAATCAGACACGAATCGGTCGGTGCGGTGAACGCCGTGAGTTCCGTCACTTTCTTGGTTTCAATACTGATTGCACTCATTTTTATTCCTCCTTATATTTCCAATCTGCCACGATTGCATTACCCAAATCGTCAGCAAGAAGCGTAGTACCAGTGTTGTCAATCGCAACAGGTACAGTGAAAAGGTTCTTCAAGGTCATGTGTTCCAGTGCCGCCAAACGCTCGTCTACTTCGGTAATCTGATTTTGCAGACTTCCGGCAATATCCTCGTTCAGCTTACCTTTGATACCAGCAAACCATGTGTTAAATGCCGCAGTCTGCTCGCCCTCGTAGGTAGTCATGTGTTCCTCATAGGTCTTTTCGATTTGTGCCAAAGACGAATCGCCCTGTGCCTTGAGGTTGACGAAATACTGGGTCAGCTCTTGATAAGAACTATCACCCGAGCTTTTGAAAAGCTCCTTCTGCGTGGTGAAGTAGGTCTGAAACTCCTCATACAAGTTCGTGCCGTTTTCCAGCATAGACATGATGTAGTTCAGAGCTTCGTTCATACGGTTAGCGTCTTTCGCACCGAAGAAGGATTTCTCCTTATTGGTGTAGGTCGTAACATCGTTGAACGATACCGTACCATCGGAGTTATCGACCTGTGTGTATCTTTTCAGACCACTCCAAACAGCGTCCGTATAATCAGTAGGAAGTAATTTCCACGCCATTTATAACCCTCCCTTCATACCAAAATTCCAT